ACTGGCCTCCGCTGCCTCAGTGACAACCAACATTGCCAATTCTGATGGCGTTATATAATTTTCCCACCATCCTTTTGCCTTCGCGCATTCATGAATTTTCCTTGCCCATTCTGCGTACATTAAAACTCCCTTGCTTCGACTGTCCAAATAGTCGTGTCTAATTTCAGTTTTTCTACCACATCTTTTGCATCTAAAAATGTTGAAAATCTCTCGGCCTCGGATAGCTTTGCGCTGCAATGAATAGCACCACTATCTGTGTGACGTTGAACGTAAATTTCATCACCAATTTTCCTGACAATAACAAATGCAGCAGTTACTTTTTTCTTACTCATACTCACTCCCCTTAAAACAGGATGTTGGTATGGATAAAAATAAAATTCAACCGTAGGCTTTATGCGTTATTAAATTTGATCTCTTTTGTATTTTTCAAATAGTCCGTACTCATGGATTTTGTTGTACAGGGTTTTCGTCGATACAGAAAGTATTCGAGCGACCTTTGCCTTGTGTCCCTTGTGATAAGTTAACAAGTAATCAATGTATCTTTTTTCAAGTTCTGCCAATGTCACATGGCCTTCAATTGTAAGCCAATTTTTCTGATCGACTGGAGTTTCAATCACCACATCGACAGTCCCATCTGTTTTCATGCCTTTGTATGGCAAAATAGTATTTTCCATTCAATCCTCACATTAAAATCAAAGGTGACTTGTACAATGGGTTTAATTTCATCGCAGCATAATTCATATCGCTAAACGAAAAACCATTTCTGGGGTCTGTTTTGCAAAACATTAGGCTTGGCCCCATTCCTTTTTGCATCAACGCTTTTTCAAGTGATGAGCTATCGTCAATCACAAGGCCAGCAGAGATGTCCTTATCATGCTCGCGATGCCAGTCAACAATCGCATTGGCTTTGTCCAGATCAGGATTTGTCATGCCAATTACTTCGCTAATTACTTTACTATTATGAAGAACTTCAAAGTGATTTAAAAAATATCGCCAGTCCTGCAATGCAGTTTTCCTTCGTCTGCTGGATGAAATAACAATGCTTGCCTTTGTATTTTCAACTAACATCTTGAGGTTTCTCATAGCCCACGGACACGCCTGATAAATCAAAATCTCAGAAGTGTCCCTATCGCCAGTATCATTCGCATCAATGATTGACCACCTTTGGTGACTTGCGCAGACTCCATCGTAGTCCAAATAAATTATTGGGTTCATTTCTTCAAATCCTTTAAAAAGTTGTCAATACGATCACCCAACTGGTTTGGTCTTAGGGCTACTTGCCCCCTTGATGCATTCACAAGGTTGATTTCATTTGCCAGGTAAAACAAAGCTTTTTCAAGGTCCTGCATGTGCGCGTCTTTATCCTTCTTGCCAGCCCGAGCAACATACTTCACCACTTGGCCAACATTGTACGATAACTGCTTATCAATAATGAATTCTAAGACCTCGATTTTTCCTTGATTGTAATGCGCCGGATGAGTGACTGATTTTGAAACTTTGTTTTCAAGGTATTCATGTTTTTGAACTACGCTTTTTGCAAGCTCCTCAGAATTAGGTAGAAATTCCATATCTCGATCTTGTTCCTTTTCTATTTTAAAACTTATGATCGGTTCCAATTGTTTCTTAATCGAAGGCTTTTCCATAGGTCCTTCAAATCCAAGTGTCGAATACGATTCTCGTTTGTTTTTGCTCGCATTCTCAATCACCTCATCACGAGTTACCACAGCCAAGCGAACCATTTGTTTATTCGAGTCTATAGCCAACATCCTTGTGTACACTGATTTCCCTGCATCCCAAGCACTATCTTCTGTCTTAAACACCCTGCAAATTGTTGGATTAGCACTCCATTTTACTTTTATCCAAGTACCACCCTGCAAGGCTTCACTCTCAAGCAAATATAAAATGATTTCAGTGTCGTTTGCGACATCTCTGAATGACCCAGCTATCATGTACCCAACATTATCTTTCGGGGTTGATTTTGGCTGGTACATTGGTTTTGTTTCACCGATAGTAATGGTCGAAATTTTATATGTCTCGCCATTGCCACAGACTGCATCAATAGCGTGAGCATTTTCCATCATGAATGTTGACGCCTCTGTGTCGCTATCAAATTTTGTCGCCACTAATAGTGATAAGGTTTTGTGAAAACCATTCGACGATTTGCTGATATATGTTTTGTCTTGAACTAAAGGTCCTGCGATTTCAATAACCCATTTTTGCACACATCCCCCTGTACTTTGTTTGTAAATCTTATACAGGAAAATTTGTTTTTCAAGGGTTTAATTATTGAAATTCAAATTTCAAATCTTCTGCCTTGATAAGTAATACTTAAAATCACTCATAGCAGTATTTTGCCCTGTCTTGCATTGTTTCCACAACTCGTTGATAGCCTGGACGCTCACTTCGCATCACGGCCCAATATCTGCCCATCAGTTTTGTGAACGACTCACCAAGCTTGCGACTTGCTAATCTGCTCATCACAAGCAAACCGCATTGCAAATTGTTGTATGCATTTAAAGTTGATCTCTCTGGATGATTCGACACCCATGATCGGTTTTCAGTCCTGGCATTCCAGTCATCAAGATAAGCTTTTTCATCCTTTTCATAGTCGAAATTACAGTGATACCATTTTGCATCCTGATAGCTCATCTGAAGCAGTCCCTCGCTCACAAGGGGCATGCCAGTGATGGCATCCACTCCAAGCCTTGGCTCTCTGTGCATAGCAGTCCTTGTCCATGTACTTTCAGGACCAGCAATTGAGTACAGCAAGTCTGCATAGAACTGTGTTCGATGCTGCTCATTGAGTCGCCCCCAATGTGGGCATAAGTCCATAAGTCTCCCTGGAAAATGCATGAGACTTACTTCATCACGAACCTCATATTTAATAAACTCATCGTACTCTGGCACCCATCCTTGTAGCGGTTGCGGAGCTATTAAAACCGGAAGGGGCGCCACACTTCCATCGTCTTGCCATGGGTCCTTGAAAGCGACAAGCGTGGATAAAGCAACCAAGCTAATAAGAATGTAGTGCCAGAGTACGATTTTCATTGATCTCTCCCATTTCCTTCGATGGTTAATACCACACGAACGCCAAGCTTAACTGACTGCGCTCTGGCAATTACTCGCAGGGCCTCAGACATTGCGCCCTTTTTGCCAATAACTTGCCCTCGATCTTCCTCTGCTACGCATACGGTTAGCAAGTATGCTTGATCGCCACGGTCAACCTTCACAAGTGCTGCATCTGGATGGCGTACAAACTTTTTCACAATGTCGTGAATATTGTCAGCAATCTCTTCAGCCTTTTCCTCATTCATTTCGAGCTTAGGTGTTTTGTTTTTTTCTTTAAATAAATTTCCTAGCATTTTACCTCCAATGTGTGCTCTGACAGTAACAAGCAAGGAAAACTTGTCAACCGTTCAAAAACAAAATATCTGGACTTTAAAAGCAAATTATCAACTGTAAAATTAAATATGCGGAAGAAACCCCTGAGTCCAGTTTTTCGGACTGAGTGAAATTTCCTTAAATTTTTCGAGTAACATGTAAGCAATGGATTTAATACCTGTTCTACTAATACCCGATGTTCACAGGCCATTCCACTCCCAAAGAGCATACAATATCATGCTCGAAGTCGCATCCTATGTTGGAGTGAAACGCATCTACATCAAGGGTGACTTCGCTGATTTTTATAATTTACATCAGCATGGAGCTAAAGACCCAAGAATATTTAAGTCCCTCGAGGATGAAGTCGCTGACACTCGTTTTGCTCTCAATGAACTTGATCACTTGTTTCCCGATGCAAGGAAATACTACGTCGAAGGCAATCACGAGTACCGTCTTGCAAGGTACATCCAAAATAAAGCTGCTGATTTGTTTGGTTTCATCACTGCACAACAACTTCTTGAGATTGAAGGGCGTCCTAACTGGAGTTGGCATCGTTATTGGCCAGATCAAAAACTCCAAGTGATGGACACTGACCTTTACCTTCGACACGAACCTCTTGCCTCAACAGCCCTGGCGACGCTTAAAAAGGGCATGTGCTCATTATCTTGGGGACACACTCATCGCATCGAGGAGGCCCGAGTAAAGGGCCTTATAAACGAATTAAGGTGCTGGTCTGATGGTTGGCTTGGTGACAAGCGCAAGGATGAGGTTTTCGGTTACGTCAAAGGCCACTTCTCATGGCAAATGGGCTTTACAATAGTTTTAATCGACCCACACACAAATCAATGGGAATACGACATCTGTGAAATCAGTGAGGACTTCACAACAGTTTTTCAAGGCAAGATGTTCAAGGGCTAAAGTATCAAGTCAGCTATAAAAATCATACCCGATCTGATATAATATCAACACCATGGTCGTGATTTCATACCCGATCTGATATAATTATTAAATTATAATTTTAAAATGATAAGCTGATGTGGTCCACAGAAGCATGTAAATTGGTTGCATCGTCGCACATGGTGGCCATCATGCAGGGGTAAATGCGCATATCTCGTTTCTGTAGCTTAATTGGTAAAGTCCCGAGTATATCGGGGGAGCGTGAGTTCGATTCTCACCAGAAAGAAAGAGCCTAGCTTTTTCCTGTGGACTTTAAATCTCTCTCATCACCAGGCAAAATTGTGGGCGGCGTGAACTGAGCTTGTGGCACTGGAGCGCCAAAACGATTGTGTCCTAATTCTGAACCAACACCTGTTAATTTTGGTTGTGGCTTATCTGGTGGGTTTGTCACTGTTTCATAAAGGTTGCACACAGCTTTAAATGCGAATTGGCCAAACTCTTCAGCCTCACTTGGAGCTGACTTGTCACTTTCCTTGCGGGTGAATACAAGCTGGAGTTCAATGCCGCTTTTACCTGTCTCTGGGTCCACTGAGTTTTTAATTATGATCGCGCAATCTTTCATTTAACACCTACCAGTTGTAAGTTGAATCACTATAGCCGAACACATAAGAAGTAAGCATATCGACAACACAATAACAATAAAATTTTCAATTTTGCTCATCAGTCACATCAAAAAATCGTAATTGCCCAACACATGATTTAAAAGGCAAAGGTTTAGCATCTCTCAAAACAAATCCATGCGGCCCTTGAAACCATTCGCTATTACTCCTCTGGACAACATCAACGAGTTTAGCCTCGCCAATTATTCCACCCAGATCCAAGGACTTAGGTAGCAAATGCCTGTACTTTTTAATTGCCTCTTTATCGACTTGCTTTGATGCGTGAATTAAAAATTTTCCGCGAAACTTTGTGTTCCATTTCCTGTTCTCAATGTCTTTACCAGCATGCACGATTAAATATGCCCATGGTTGACGAATACTTAGTGCCTTCACTTAACTGTCTCCATTTGATTGATCATAAAATCAGCCCAGTCCGATTCTTTCCTGTAGCTTGATGCCCAGTAAAGCTTAATTGCCAATTTCCAGTCACAGCTACTCTTGTACATTTTTAAATATTCAAGTCCAGCAATACTGCACATGGCTATTAACTGATTTGGTTCGCGAAACGGAGAGAACTTCGCATTCATTTTAATGCTCCACTCAAGCCATTTGTAACCAAACCAAAATCCCTTCCTGTGAGCGCACAGAGCGAGGTGGTTTTTCATATTCGGTTGAATAAAGTCAGGAACTTTCCATTTCTTGGTCTTTTCATTCATGTTGTTCGGTGCCCACCAGCCGCACAGATCATAAATCCTACGAGCTTTTGTAATATACCCTTGTTTCCATAGCCCAGCAGATAAGCATGCTATTTGATCACCACTCATGCATCGTGGTTCATTTTCTGGGTACTTAGTTTGAGTCGGGTGCCTTACTGGAAAAAATCCATTTTCAGTTTTCACAAAATACTTTGAGCAATCTGGAGCATTTGGATGATCAAATAGTGCCATGAGTCCAGCCAATCTTGCGCTATCAGCCCAGTCACTAGCTCCGTTATCTTGTACCAGTCCCATTGAATCAAAAATCATACCTCAATCTCACTAAAACCACGCTCAAGCACAATAATTCTGACGCCGTTGTATTTGGTCTCAATGCGCTTATCAGGATGCTTATGCCCACAAATGTAGGTGTGACACCCATTTAGCTTTGCCAAGGTTGAGGCGCGATTTAAAAAGTCCTCTTCTATCTTAGCAGTCCTAAATCTCTCAAACGACTCGATGGCATTTACAATAAATGCCCTTTTAAACAGCCCAGCACCTTGAGGCTCAGATCGGTATGCTACTGCTTTTTCCTCTCCCCAAAATTCAAAGTCCCCATGAGCAAGTAAGACGCCATCAACTTTTATTGTATCATTGGTTTTGCTAAAACGCTCGTGATTGCCATCTATATGAACAAATACTTTTTTTAGGGTTTCATAGTGAATCTTGTAGCCTTCAATATGTTTTTTCTTCATATTCGCAAAGTCAAAATTGTCTCCTATGGAATAAAGTGACTCGTATTTTTTCAACTCATCCAAAAAATCTTTAAGGCTCCCGAGCGCGTTCGGTGCGCCAAGATGATAATCACTAACTATGTTTAATTTCATATTTCCTCCCTAGAGTGGTACTTCATTATTTTTAATTGCTTCAAACATTCCAGCAAGAAGATAAATCGGAAATAGCAGAGGAGAAACTATTAACAACCCAATGAAAAAGAGTGTTACTATTACAGCAAATGTGAGCGCATTAAACACTCTTTCATGAATTTTGTATTCTGAGAATAGTTTATAGATTGGGTAAGTAAAGCATGCCCCCAAAAATCCCCCAAGAAGTAAAATAAAAACTTGTGTCTCAGTATCTAATGTCATCTTGTCGCCTCTCTAAAGACTTTCATATCTTATAACTTCTTGATCACCCGATAAATCAAGTCCAAGAAATGATGTAATGGAATTTAAAACTGAAGTGTCTTTAACCCACTCAATCGTTGAAACTCTCCTAATATTAGTAAGCCAGCGCCATCCTTTATCTGTCTTATATGGCTTCCACGCAAATATAATCTTTTCTTTTCGCCCCTTATCAAAAACTTCTCTGTCTTCATAATTCCAACTATTATTTCCTACCATTTTTACCACCTATCTAAGTTGTCCCACTTACAATCAAAATCACGGTCATAATAAATCGACTTCTGCTCCTCTATGTAAGCATCAATAAAATCCCCAATATCCCCATTCGGAATGTTTCGCCACAACATTTCAAGACCGAGATCAAAGTGCTTTAAAACCTTTTGAGGATTTAATCTTTGCTTCGATTTAGTCTCACACTTGTTGTCGTGATAATAAATCACCGTGAAGACCTCTCGATATGCTCGATTCATATTCACAACGTCACTTTTCGAATAATATCCAAAGTGATTGCACCCAGTTAAAATGAGTAGAGCGAATAAGTATTTCATTTAAGATACATCCCAATGATAATTATTATGATTGCCACGACTAACAATACTGGAAATGAAAGCGGCCACACATATATACAATCTTCATATCGGGCCTCATACCATTTAAGGCCATCTCGATTATTTTTCAATCCTTGTATGTAGTAACCAAACCATCTTACAGGCCAAAGCGATGCGGCTAACAGAATACGAAGATTCTCTTTAAAAGTAACACCGTTGGTTGTGCCTGCCGTCGGATTCTTCATGGCCAATAAAGCCACATATCGCCACAAATACCCAAAAAATACCCCTACGAAATAAATAGCCAATAAAATTGCGATAACTAATGTGTTCACTCCTGCCACTCCCTTGTTTCATATTCTACGTCATAAAACTCTGTACCAACACTATCCATCCATTCCCATTCAAGAGTCTGCGCCGCAAGCCGTAGCATTATCTCGGGCCTATTTATATCCTCTGACGACTCGCAAATAGTGTCACCACACACGTCTTGATGAAGTTTTAGAATTGCCGTATTGATGCGGACAACATCTTTTTTAGTGTAAAGACCAAGATGATTACAGCCTGTTAGAAGTAAAAGTAGAAATATATATTTCATTTATTCACTCCATCATAAAGAGGTCTTTTACTTTTTTAACAATGGGGTCTTGTTCAAATTCTTCTTTAGAAATTTTAAATTTTTCAGAAGAAAATATCGAAAATTTATCAAAATCAACCCCCTCTGTTTTTAATTTTTTAACGATTTCATTCATTTCAACCAGTGTCTCGCCCATGCCCTGCATATGTAAATGAACACAACACTGAATATGCTCCGCCATTTTACTAAGTAGTTCATCCATTAATTTTCTCCTTTGTTTTTTT